TGGGAATAGATTATGAAATTAGTGCTTGATGTAGAGAATACTGTAACAAAGCGTAATGATAGGTTACACTTAGATCCTTTTGAAACCAACAACTCCCTTGTCATGGTTGGAATGAAGAGTGATCTTGGTGAACAGGTAATTACCTTTGACCACAGTGAAACAGAACCCACACCAGATGGGCAAAAGATTGTTCAAGATATGCTTGATAAGGCTACAGTTCTTGTATGCCACAACGTATCACACGATCTCCTCTGGTTGTGGGAGTCTGGTTTCAAGTATGATGGTATTGTTTTTGATACAATGTTGGGGGACTACGTGCTACAGCGTGGACAGAAACAACCATCATCACTTGAGATGTGTGCAGAGAGGTATGGACTAGAAACAAAGAAGCAAGACACATTAAAAGAATATTTTAAAAAAGGGTTCTCTGTTCGTGACATACCTCATGCTGAATTATCTGAATATCTAGTGGCAGACTTACGTGCTACAGATGAACTGTCCGATAAGATATTTGGCAGATTGTATGATAAAGATAGTTCTTTAATGAATACAGTTAGTCTTACAAACATGGTGGCTGTTTGCTTGTGTAAGATATACAGGAATGGTTTTGCTGTTGACTATGTAGGATTAGAAGAAGTTAGACAAGAGTTTGAGAAAGAAAAGAGACAGCTTGTACAAGATTTAAATACACAAGTTAGAGAACTCATGGGTGATGTTCCTATTAATCTGAATAGTCCAGAACAACTATCATGGGTGATATACAGTCGTAAGCCAAAAGATAAGAATGATTGGTCTAGCTGTTTCGATCATAAGATGGATTACAATGGTTTTAAAAGCAAGGTTCTTGACAAAGCTGAAACTATATACAAGAAGAAAGCATTTAAGTGTGAAGCCTGTGATGGTAAAGGTGTAATACAAAAGATGCGAAAAGATGGTAAGCCGTATGCTAGACCCACAAAGTGTCCTACGTGTAATAATCTAGGGTTTATCTACAAGAATATTGGAAATGAAGTAGCTGGTCTAAAGCGACAGCCACCTAATTCACGTTGGGTTAGTCACAGTGGTTTCACGATAAACAAAGCAAACGTAGAGATACTTGAGAACATGGCTAGACGAGAAGGTGATAAGACAGCAGAAAGTTTCTTGAAGAAGATACGCAGGTTGTCGGCTGTAGAAACATATCTCTCTAGCTTTGTAGAGGGCATAGCAGACCATGTAAAGAGAGATGGTAAGCTACACGTTAGATTACTACAGCACCGTACCTCTACAGGACGCTTTAGTGGTGCAGACCCTAATATGCAAAATATGCCCAGAGGTGGTACGTTTCCTGTGAAGAGGGTTTTTATATCTCGTTGGAACAAAGGCAAAATACTTGAAGCTGACTTTGCACAGCTAGAGTTTAGAGTTGCAGCTTTTTTGTCGCAGGATAAAACAGCTATTCGTGAGATATGTAATGGTGTAGATGTTCATGCATACACAGCAAAGGTTATATCTGAAGCAGGACAGCCTACAACAAGACAAGAAGCTAAAGCACATACCTTTGCACCTCTCTATGGTGCTACTGGTTATGGTAGAACAAAAGCTGAAGCTGAATACTACGAGCAGTTTACCAAGAAGTATGATGGCATAGCTAACTGGCATAGTAATCTTGCCCAAGAAGCTATAGATACTTTGAGGATAAAAACACCATCTGGCAGAGAGTTTTCTTTTCCAGATGTTGAAAGAAAGGGCAATGGTAAAGTTACGTATGGGACACAGATTAAGAACTATCCTGTACAAAGTTTTGCTACTGCCGACATCGTTCCTTTGGTTCTTATACGAATAGAAGAAGCCTTGCAAAATATGCAAAGCTGTATTGTTAATTCTGTACATGATTCTATCGTGATAGACATTCACCCAGATGAGCAAGATCAAGTTTTAAAGGTGATGAAAGAAATAAACAAGAACTTAAAAAATATTGTTGACAATCACTTCAATATAGATTTTAATGTACCCTTGTTATTAGAATCAAAAATAGGAAATAATTGGCTTGACACTAAAGATGTCATATGATATAACTATAGTTCTTTAATTAATAGGAGATAAATATATGAGTGCAAATATTACAACAATAGATACAGATAACTACGCAGTTATGGCGAAAGCTATGGGCATGGTATCTGAAAGTGATACAAAGAAAAAGTCCAGTACACTGGCTCGACTACGTATCAATCATTCACCCTTGATGGGTCAATCTGAAATAAACGGCAAGTCTGTAAATGTCGAAGTTGTCGAGGGTGGTACATACAAATTACAGATACCAGATGGTGACACATTTTATTCCACCACAGCGAGTGTTCGTCCCTTCTTACAACGCTATATGTATAAGCGATTTGTCATGGGTTCTGGGGATACACCAAACAAATACATTAAGACAGTTATGAATGACAATCTTAATGTTGACCTCAAGGATAATGATGGTGGCTTTAACTGTGGTAAACCTGCAGGGTTCATTCAAGACTTCAAGGCTCTTGACCAAGCTACACAGGATCTTATAAAACAGATCAAAAGAGTACGTGTTATCTTTGGCACTATTGATATGAAAGATGCTGTAGATTCAAACGGTGTGCCTACTGATTTAGGTACGACACCTTTCATATGGGAAGTAGAAAACAGAGATGCTTTCAAAACTCTTGGCAACTGCTTTGTAAAGCTGTCAAAGATGAAAAGGCTACCACCACAGCACACATTTGAAGTGGCTACAGAGCAGAGAAAGTTACCCAACGGTAACAGCTTTTATCTTCCATCTGTTGCTGTCAACTTGACAGATGTAATAAAACTATCTGACGAAGATCAGCAAACCTTTGCAGATTTTATGTTGTGGATTGACAACTACAATGATTATATTATCAACGCTTGGGACGAAACCTCTCGTAAGAAAGAGGATATGGATGTAAGCATCGTGGATGAGATTATTGAAACAGAGGAGATACCATTCGAATGAACCATCCATCTGAAATGGCTTTGCATCAATACTTGGAAGATGCCATCAACGGAAAGACCTCTATGTCTGCAAAAACCATCGCAGGTATTAAGAAAGACATAGGTGAAGCTTTGAAACGTCAGTTTGGCAAAAGGACAAAGCGTAGAAAGTTTCAATTAAGAATGTCAAATATAGGTAGACCGTCTTGTCAGCTTTGGTTTGAGAAAAACCACCCAGAGAAGTCAGACCCTCTACCTACAACATTTGTAATGAATATGATGCTAGGTGATATTGTTGAAGCTGTGTTTAAGGGTTTGATGAAAGAAGCTAAAATTGATTTCCAAAACTCAGAAAAAGTTTCATTAGACATTGCCGACACAAAAGTTAGTGGCACATATGATTTAGTATTAAATGATGCTGTAGATGATATTAAGTCTGCTTCAGATTGGTCATACCGAAATAAGTTTGAATCATTCGATACTCTTGCAGAAGAAGATCCATTTGGTTACGTTGGACAGTTGGCAGGTTATGCTAAAGCTTCTGGCAAGAAAGCAGGTGGTTGGTGGGTTGTAAATAAAGCTAATGGTAGTTTTAAATATATACCTGCTGATAATATTGACGTTGACAAAGAAGTAAAAAAATTAGAAGATAACGTCAGAGTAGTAACACTGAATAAATTTAAAAGGTGTTATGATTCAGAAGAAGAAACATTCAGAGGTAAGCCAACTGGTAACAGAGTGCTTAGTAAAACTTGTTCTTTTTGTCGATACAAACATTCGTGTTGGGAAAACTTACAAGAATTACCGTCTTTGTTATCTAAGGCTAAAGAACCTAAGATTGTGTCATATGTTAGTATTGGAAAGGAGAAAGTAGCATGAATGATAAATCTAATCCCACACTAGAGGAAATGGCTAGTGAAATATCCGAAATGGAAAAGCAGCTAATGGAAATGAAAAAAGCATATCGTGAGAGAAAATACGAAGGTCTAAAGATAGCTATGGACGCTAGAAAATCTGCAGACGAAGCTCTCAATGATGAGTTAAAAGCTCTTGGCTTAAAAGCATTTCCATTTAGTAGAGCTACATCTGTCTGGTGGTAAGTGTACGGAGGTAAAAAATATGATCTAGCACGTAGGCTAGGTTTTCGTAGTGGTCTTGAAGTAAAGATCGCAGATGAGTTGAAAGAACTCTCCATTCCATTTATATACGAGGGTATGAAGATAGAATGGGAAGACCTAGCTTATCGTATGTATACACCAGATTTTGTATTGCCAAACGGTATTATAATAGAGACTAAAGGCAGATTTACTGTAGCTGATAGACGGAAGCATTTGTTGATAAAGAAACAACATCCTAAATTAGACATTAGATTTGTTTTTGAAAACGAAAACAATAAACTGAGAAAAGGATCGAAGACGTCTTACGGTAAATGGTGTGAGAAGAATGACTTTCTTTATTGCAACAGAGTTATACCAAAGAAGTGGCTGAATAAAAGAGGTACAAAGACGCATCCAACTCTCATACAATTTAGGAATAAAAAGATATGACCAGAGAACCTTTAAACTTTTTAAGCTATAAAGATGAAGAGATTAGTATACGTGTATCACCAGAGATTGAAAATGATAGGTGGACAGGTAGTCTTCTTTTAAGTATTGATGCTTTTGATACTAATCCTTTAAATGATGTAGACTATTTTTCACTTATGAATTTTGTACGCATGATAATGGCAACTCCTGTTCTGATAGAAGAAGATGACATTTTTAGAGATAAACTTTGGGATATAGCACAAAAAGATGTTGACCAACAGAAAAAAAATGGTAAGATAGTAGGCAGAGAAGGTAATATTATAAAACTTAACTTTAACAACAAAACAGATGGGAGTGCGTAGTATGGCAAAATGGGATATAGATTGTAAGGATAAAGATATGGTAAACAATCCACCACATTATAACAAGTATGGTGTAGAATGTATTGAAGCTATTCAATCAGCTACAGGTGAAGGATATGAGTATTATTTGCAGGGTAATATTATGAAGTATCTTTGGAGATACCGATATAAGAACGGTGTGCAGGATTTAGAGAAAGCACAGTGGTACTTAAATAAATTAATAGAAGTAAAAAAGGGTGATACAACATCCCCAGATTTGTTTACTTCTTTTGGCATAGAGTTGAGTAATGGTTGTTAAAATATTTTTGACATTAGATTTAGATGAAGAGGATTACCCTGTACCTGCTGATGGTGATCCTAGTGAAGAAATACAAGAAGCTGTCGAAGAATTTATACACGACATTGACGGACTAAAGATAAAAAATATTAAAGTTATATTGGAGAATTAATTATGGAAGATTATCAAAAATTTATTGCAGTTTCTAGGTATGCTAGATGGATTGACGAAAAAGGACGCAGAGAAACATGGGAAGAAACCGTCCAAAGATACGTAGATTATATCACTGAGAAGGTAAAGGGACATTTGCCTAAACCACAAATCATAGATGCCATAACTAAACTAGAAGTTATGCCTAGTATGAGAGCCTTGATGACAGCAGGTTCTGCTCTGGAGAGAGATAACACAGCAGGATACAACTGTAGCTATCTTCCTGTTGATGATCCAAAAGCTTTTGATGAAGCTATGTATATTCTTTTGTGTGGCACTGGTGTTGGTTTTTCTGTTGAGAGACAATATGTAAGTCAGCTACCAGAGATACCACAGGGTCTGGATCATGTTGATACCTGCATACAGGTACAAGATAGCAAAGAAGGTTGGGCAAGAGCCTTACGAAAGCTGATAGGACATCTGTATATGGGCGAAGTTCCTGTATGGGATATGTCAAAGGTAAGACCTGCAGGTGCTAGGCTCAAAGTGTTTGGTGGTAGAGCCAGTGGTCCTGCTCCTCTAATAGATTTATTTAACTTTACTGTTGCCCTGTTCAAACAAAATGAGGGCAAGAAGCTGTCTAGTTATGATTGTCACAATCTTATGTGCAAGGTTGGAGAAGTTGTAGTCTCTGGTGGTGTTAGACGTTCAGCTATGATTAGTTTATCTAACCTCTCAGACCAACGCATGAGACACGCTAAGTCTGGTAAATGGTGGGAGACAGCACCACAGATGGCTCTGTCAAACAACTCTGTTGTCTATACAGAAAAACCAGATGGTGAAACATTCTTACGTGAATGGACATCTCTTGTGGAATCAAAGTCTGGTGAACGTGGTATATTCAACAGGCTATCGGCAAAAGATCAAGCATCAAAGTATGGTAGGCGAGATCCTAACTATGACTTTGGCTGTAATCCTTGCAGTGAAATAATACTACGTCCTTATCAATTTTGCAATCTGACCGAAGTGGTTATTCGTGAGAAAGATAAGTTTGACGATTTGAAGAGAAAGGTTATGCTTGCTACCATACTTGGCACAGCACAAGCTACACTTACAAAGTTTCCTTACCTGCGTAAGATTTGGAATACAAATACGGAAGAAGAGAGATTGTTAGGTGTCAGTTTAACAGGTATCATGGATAACCCACTAACTAATGGAAAGAAACATGGACTTGAAAAAACACTCCAACAACTCAGAGAAATTGCAGTTGAAACAAACAAAGAATGGTCAGCAATCTTTGGTATCCCACAAAGTACAGCAATCACCTGCGTCAAACCAAGTGGTACAGTATCACAGCTTGTTGACTCAAGCAGTGGTATCCACCCTCGTCATAGCAGTTATTATATTCGTACCGTTAGGGGCGATAATAAAGATCCTCTTACTAACTTCATGATAGACAGTGGCATACCAAGTGAAGCAGATTTTATGAAGCCAGATACACAAACAGTGTTTAGCTTTCCTATGAAGTCACCCAAGAACTCTGTTATGAGAAATGACATGACAGCAATAGAACAGCTAGAGATGTGGCTTCTCTATCAGCGACATTGGTGCGAGCATAAGCCTTCTGTTACAATATCTGTGCGTGATGATGAATGGATGGAAGTGGGTGCGTTTGTCTTTAAACACTTTGACGAGATGTCTGGTGTGTCTTTTTTACCACACTCCGATCATACTTATCAGCAAGCACCATATCAAGATTGTACAGAAGCCGTATACAATGATTTTAGCAGTAAGTTCGGACATATTGATTGGGATAAGTTTACAGATTATGAAAAAGAAGATAACACTAAATCTTCACAGACGTTTGCCTGTTCTGGTGATAGCTGTGAAATAGTGGATATAGGTGCATAGTATGGGAGCAGTAGTAATATATGCAACACTTCTTTTGAATGGCATGGTCAATGTTATACAGTACAAAGCCGATACGTTCAAGACATATGAAGAATGTATTTCGTACTTACAAACATATAACCTTCACATTAATAAAACATTAGAGGAACACATATCCAAAAAAGAGAAGGGAGCTACTGTTCTTTTTATTGGATGTTCAGAGAAAAGTAAGTTTGTTACAGAAGGAGATTTAACGTGAGACACTTATCCAGAAAGGAACGTGGTCTAGGTAAGCATGATGCACCACTAAAGATACAGTGGATGAAAGGCTATGATGCTTTTGCATACGGAAAGCTATATAACCCATACGGCTCTGATACAATGCTATACAGAGAATGGGAACGTGGGTTTAATAAAGCCTACTACGAAAACTTAGATAGAGGAATACATGAAGTTAGAAGAAGAAGCAAAGGATTTTATGGACAGAAGAAACAAAGATCCGAAAACACTGTTCGAGGTTCTAATAGAAATGAGCCACAGGCTAAGAGAGTGTGAGAAAACTTTGAAGGAGATACGAGAGGTATTGCGTAAGTTGCCTGTGAAGGGTTAATTAATAGGCTGATCTGGTAATAAGACATCTGCACTTTTAAATGTTCTACCTAGTTTTAATAATATTTCGTGATCGTATCTATCATCGTTTTCTGGTCTTCCAATTATTTGATGATATTTTGTAAGTGCATATTCTTTTGAGAAATCATCAAGTGTTTCAAATTTAGACCTTGCTATGGTGTTTGCTGTTTCAGTGCCACCTTTTAATCTTTTCATTATTGCATCTCTTACATCTCTATACTGCTCTATCTTAGCATTTATGTAACCTCTTTGTATTTTTGACTTTGAAAAATATTTGCCTGTGCCACCCTCTGAAGTAAATGCAGTTGCGTTTTGATAACCTTCACTTGTAATTAATTTTTCTAACATCTCAACACCAAACTCTGCAGCTAAAAGATTTTGTATTGTGTTTAATTTAGGATCTCTTGTTCTCTTTACAAACTTATTTGGAGATATTTTTAATCTTATAAACTCAGCTTCAACTAAATTCTTTTTCTCTCTAAACAAAGCACCATATACCTGTCTTGATATTGGTGACTCTCTTCTTATTTTGCCCTCTTTGAAAGGTGAAGTAAGAGGTATGGGTCTTTCATATGTTTCAGGACCGTACTCTTCCATAAAATCATACATGGCTTCATTGTAAGGTAATCTACGCATACCTTTGTTTACAAGAAGCGATACAAAATCTCTGCTGTTTGTATCTTTTATAACTCTTGCGTTGTCATCTCCTATAAAACTATTTAGTACATCTTGAGGTATTGTAGCAGGTATTGTAAAAGTTTCTATCAAGTTTGCAACTAAATTACCTGTAAATGCTTTAACTCCTTCAAAGTCCCCCTCTGCTACGTCTGCTAGACCCTTTTCAGCTGCGTACAAACCAAAGCCTGTTTTAAACATTTGCATACCTGTTATAGTCTGAATGGTATCCCTGAATGTTTTACCATAGGTTTCTTCTGTTATTGGCTCACCTTTCATCGTTCTTGCTATTAAATCTCCAAAAAACAAATAAGGTGCTAGTGGAAAGAATGGTCTTAAATCAACAGTTCTGCCGTCTGGCGTTTTACTTTCATACCAGTTTTCACCTGCGTATGGAGACATTCTGAATGTTGTAGCACCTACAACAGCAGCTGTCCCAAGTAGTCCTTTTGCCAACTCCTCATATCCGTCCACTTGTTCTCTAGCTGATTTATTAACAAGTGCTGCCATTTGTTTTTGAGCATTTTTATTAAACATTAAAAATACAGGTGAATGTTCATATGTAAAACGCATAGCGTTTACCATGAACCTTGGAAACGGAGCAAAAGACGTTCCAAAGAAAGGTACGGCATGTACAAAGTTTATAAATCCTTTTGCTAGAGCATTGTCAGGTGATCTCTGATATGTGTAATATAATGTGTCTTCTGTGGCTCTTTGTAATGCATCTAGTCCTTGCTTTGATTGTCCAAATACATCTTTAAATCTACCATCTTTTATTATATTAACAAGATTAAAATCGTCTACATTAAACTTTTTACCAAATCTAGTTGCATATTCCTCTGGACTTAATTTACTAGCTTGTGTAGCCATTTTGTTAAGTTCTCTTTTTAAGTTTGCTGTAAATGCAGCTCTCTTAAAGAAATTATCAGACGTTGTGTTTATTGCATTTAAACCTCTTGAGAATTTAGCCAATCCTAAAAGTTTTGTTTGATCCTTTGTGGCATCAGCCATATCTATCAGAGGTCTAAATAACTTTTCTGCCTTATCTGCAAATGCATCTCTAAATACTTGCTCTACAGCCCTTACTTCTTTTTCATTAAAAAAGCCCTCGAATACCGCAAATTCATCACTATTTGGTGTTAGTCTTTTTGCTCCAGTTATTTTTTGTAATGATGTGTCTATTATTCTTACAGAAGCATCCATAGGCATACGTATTATACCACCAACTGCGTTACGTATTGAAGTTGCAGGTTGAGATGTCATAAATGCAAGACGAGCAGCATCTAGTTCTCTTGCAACTGCCCCTATTTTAGTTGTTACACCTTCAGTGTATCCTCTAGGATTGTCTGCAGCATCACCAATTTTTTTAAATGCATCTAACTTTTCTCTACCAAAATTAAAATAATCATACTGTGTTGCATTTGTTAAAACTTGTTTTAAATCTTTCTTTATCGCACCTCTTTGTTGTAATATTCTACCTGCTTCAGATGCATCTGCTATAAATATATCTCCAACATCATCTAATGTTAGATTATATCTTTTCATCATAGGCTCAAAAAACTCTCTTACGGCTTTTTCTGCTTCATCTTCTGGTTTAGTTCCTTTTAATTCACGTATTGCTCTTGCAACTGTAGATGATATTCTCTCACCTGCAGTTTTATCTAACTGTTCTTTTGTTAATTTAGCATTAGCTTTTTGTGTTATTTCAACCAAAGCAGCTTTTAACGGCACTATTTTTTCAGAAGCTACACTTATCTTAAAAGTCTCATCTAAACCACTTTTTTCTGCTATTTCTTGTTCTTTTGATATACCTTTTGCAACTTCTTCAGCATCTAAGGGTCTAAGTTTACCATCTAAATCTGCTGAAATTTTTTCTATTTCTTTCTTTTCTTTAGCAGATATTTTTACGTCTTTTCCATCTTTTCCTATTTTTGTTTTACCCTGCAATAAATCATTAGCACTAGCAGTACCCTCATCTATTCTTTTCTGTATGGCTTCTCTACTAAGTGTTATCAAATCTCCTGTTTTTCTTTGTGCAAAGTTTATAACACCTGTTTTACCTGCCAGTGGCACAACAGCCACAGGTAATGCACCACTAATAGCTGCTACTGCTCCTGTTTGCAGTGCAGAATATTCTTCTTTTAAATCTGCTGTTACTTGAGTGTTTTGTGCTGCTATGTCTTGCAAAGCACCTGCTGTCGCTTCTATGCCGACAGTTGTCATGAGAGGTCGTTTTGCCATCTCATTGAGTATTTTAGTTATACCAAACTTTGTTGCCTGTGTAGCACCCTGTCCTGCAAGTTTACCAAAACCGGGCAACAACAAACCAAGATATGTGGACGGTGCTTGAGCAACACCTCCAATGACATCCCCTAAAGCCTTTATACCTCTACCACCTTCTTGAAAAAAGTATGGCAGTGAGTTTTTAAGAGTAAACATAAGTCTATAATCGTTCAACTCTTGTATTTTTTCTTGATACCCTTCTGTATCACCTCTCTGCTGTGCTTCATCAGCGTCTGCAACTATAGCTGATACATAGCCGTAGTCTCTTGCTGCAACCATTTCATTTACATCAAACTCATTAAAATGCTCTAATACTTCATCTAAAGCATAACTGCCCTCTACATCGTCTGACATGCCTAATCTTCTGACAGCCATTCTTTTTGCAGCATCTAAATATTCAGTATTTTCTTTTGCTTCTTCCCAAACAACCCCCTCTGTTTTTAATATTTCTACTGCATCTCTGTTTAAGTCAGTAAAATGAGAAGCGTCTTGAACTGCTTTTAAATCACTGTTTACACCTACCTTACTTGCTGTGCTACTCAAAGTTCTTGGAGACACTCTTTGACTTGAACCCCCAAGAACATATTCAGGTGGTAAGTCTACATTTAGGTTTTCTGCTTCTTTACCAAAAACTATACCCTCTTCACTATCAGATGAAACTTCACCTATAGCAGTATAGTCACTAGGTAGTTCAGTGTTAAATTCTTCAGCCATTATGGAACTTGCATCCCTCCGTAGTCCATAAATCCTTGTCCAAATTGGTTAGTGTTAAAATTATTAGTATAGTCTTGTATTTTTTCGTTTGTTATATTAAATTCTGAAAAGTTACGAGGACCACTTTGTATTATTACTCTCTTTCCTGCTCCTCTGTCCTTTACAAACTTTAGATATTTAGCAGTAGGTATTTCATTCGCAGCATCCTCAAAAGCTCGTCCATAAAATACATCTTCAGGTTGAGGAGTTGTAAATTGTCTAAAGTAACTTTCAACAGCAGGATATACCTTTGCAAATTTTGGTTTTATATTACCCTCTGCGTCTTTGTAAGAAGATAAATATGGTTCTACAACTTGTTTTGACAGTATATTATACACTAAGTCTTTGTCTTTTTTACTTACATTACCCTCAAACCCCACAAAATCGCCACCCATCTGTGTTACAGTTAGCTTTTCTAATATAGCATACAGAGCAGGATTATCTTCTTTTGATACGTTTGATTTAAATACGTTAAATTTTCTCACAACTTCTTGATTTACTTTACTAACCTTTTCTAATATAGCATCTGGGTCTACATCATCAGGTGCAAAATTTGCAATATCTTCTTTTGCTTGATTTTTTCTTAAAGTTTGATTGTGTATAAACCAATCATCATATGCCATATTAGCTTCTTTTTCCAATGCAACTAATTCATTATTACCTAATCTTCCTTCGGATGAAGCTTTTGCATATGCTGTCGATTTTTGATTCCAAGTCTCTCTTTTTTTATCTAATAACTCTGATGACGATAATTTTTTACCAAGATATTTTTGTACAAAGCTTGTTTCAAAAGGTAATTCTATATCTAAATCTCCTGATGCATATTCATCCAACTTAAACTCAGGAATTATAACATTTTGAAAATTTGTGTCTACGTTACTTTTTGTAGATAGATAATCATTTATATCGTGTAGTTCATTTGTGTCATTTGTTCTAGCATCTAAGGTTGCTCTTAAATCAGCTGCCATTTGTGTGGTCGTTTGGCTTTGAGATAAGGATGCTATTGCTCTTTCATCTTTTATGCCTAATGCTTTTAATACCCTAATTCTTTCTTTTCTATTATTTTTTCTAGCTAACAACTTTTCTTGACTAGACATTGAAAACTGTTCTTTTTGTCTTTCTCTGGCAAGCTTGTCTCTTAAACTTATTTGTTCTTTTTCATGTTTATTTCTTCTACCTTGAACAACTGTGTCTTCGGCAATTTCTCCGATACCTCTAAACGCACCACCAATATTTAAATTAAACATTATATACTCCTCGCCATTAATCCTCTAGGTTGAGGTTCTTCAACTGGTTCTTCTTCTGCAGGTGCTTCTGGCATATCCTTTTCTTCACCCATCTCTTTCATAGCCAACGCTGTAATCATTTCATCATTAGGCTCTGCTTCACGCTTTTCCATACCAGTAACATATTTTACATCATTTTTTTCTGCAACAAATTTAAGTAACTCTACAACGATAGGCAACATTAATACCCCAACATCAATACTATGCACACCCTCCATAACTGCTGCGCTTTGCATAGCATTTGCAATAGTTGTTAGAGGTATGCCAAGTTCTATCACTTGCAGTAGCTGTGGTATAAACTCTTCATCAAGTATTTTTTCTCTGTAGAAAGGCATCACCTCATCTACATTTGTAAGCTGTGCAGGTTTTTGCCAAGGTCTATCCCCTAACTCATGTGTTAAGCCCTCTCCGGGAACAGGTGCATCTAAACTAGGTTGCTGTATCATCATTTAATCCTTGTCTTGCTTCTCTTATCATCTTTACAAAGTCAGCTGCATTTTCTGCTTCTGTTTGTTGTTTTTCCTGTTGCATACCCATCATGCCAGATTTAGATAACAAACCTTTTTTCTTCTTCTTTTTAGGCTGTTTACCTACCATGTCTAAAAACATGTCCATGTTCTTACACGCATCTACTGCAGGATTTGTCGGACTATATCTCATTCTTTATCACCCAAATAAAAATTCACTACCAAACATAAACGCCCCTATCAACTTACCAAAGCCAACAGAAGAGTTATAATCATTCTGCATCTTTTGTATGTCAACATTATTGTCGGCATCTAAGTGTGCAACGGCTAAGTCTTTTACTCTGTCTCTCTCGTTTTCTGCACTTGTCCATGCATACTGCATAGCGTCAGAGTAATACTGCCATAGGTTATTATATGCTGTGTTTGATATTCCAAGTAGGTTCTGTGCATTTATTTCGTTAGCACGATTAACTGCAGCAGTGTCGGCTGTTGCTATCTGTCTTCTCCACTGTGCGTTGTTCTGGTCGATGACAAGTCTATTGTTTGCATTGAACTGGTCACGTTGGTTTCTTACTTCTGTGTTAAACTGTGAGATAGCGTTCTCTTGCCCTGCATTGAACTGTGCCTGTGCATTTGCCTGTGATGCATTGAACTGGGACACTTGTGTGTCTAACTGTGCAAAGAACTGCTTTGTCTGGTTCTCACTTGTAGCATTAAACTGTCGTGACGCATTTTCTGCAGCCTGATCTGTAAACAAACTCTGTATTCTCTGCTGTGATCTAAACAACTCTGTCTGCTGTTGATTAGACAAGTTAGCCATATCTCTTTGCATAAAGTTCTGTGCATTTTGAACAGCAGACATTTGCCTGTTATTTAGATTAGACATGTCAAGATTAGCTAACGCACTGGCTTCTGCCATCACCTTTGCCTGTCTGTTGCTAATGTTTTGTAGATTTACAGTGTTAGCAATACGGCTGTTCTCCAGAGCTATCTGTTGCTCTGCAGTAAAGTTCATGTTTGCTACGTCACTTACCTTTGCTGCATTTTGCACTCTTGCTTGAAACTCTTGAGTAAACTCCATGCCTATAAATGATGCACGTTGTTCTGCTGCAAGCATTGCACGTTGCTGTGTATTCGACAAGTTCTGTGCTTCAAACTTAGCAACCGTCTGTGCATCTGCCATTGCTATTGGAAGTGCTGATTCTAAAGATGCCTGTATAAGAGCCTGTCCTGCAATACTAGATGCTCCTAGACCTCGCTGTTGCATTACAGCCTGAACACCTCTCAATGCCCCTGCAGCCCAAGCAGGTGGGTTCTTAGCATCAAAATTAGCTGTAAGTGATGCTAACTGTCCTTGGACTGTAGCTTTTTCTGTGGGTGTTGCTGTGGCAGCTTGAATTTGTTCAGTAAATTTTGCTGCTTTTTCTGCATTAGCTACTGGCTCTACAAGTTCGCCTTGCTGTATCTCTCTTTGTACAGGGTTTTCTAATTTGATTGCTGTGCCTTGAGCTGCATCTAAATCGGACACAGCCGACTTTGTAGCTTCAGCTGCGGTTACTTTTGATCGTGGGTCATTTGGATCTAGTCGAGCAGCTTCTGTTGCTTCTGTTACGGCTGTTACTTTATCTACAGCAGTGTCAGCTTGCATTGTAGCAGGTTGGTCAGTTGATGGAAAAGGTACAGATCCTTGTACAGGTCTATCGTCTATTGTTTCAGACATTCTGAATATTTCTGGTATTCTAGGATCACCCATTCTGGGTCGTGATGCCGTAGTCGTACCTGCTGTTTTAGCTGTAGCCTGTGGTGCTGTTGTATCAACCATTCCAGATGTAGTTGGCACTTTCTGTCCTGCATCACCTGTAGGTATAGCAAACGGTGAAACAGTTGCACCTGTTGGTACTTTAGGGTCTGTTACTCTGTCAAGTGATATATCACGAATACTTTTCTTTGCAGGTGTGCCACCTTCCTGCATCTTGTTAACATAACCACCAGATACCATCTTACGTGCTATGTCCTGATAACGCATCATCTCTGCCTGTCTATCTGGGTTTTCTTCTAAAAACTTCTGAAAGTCTTTCTCTTCACCTTGAAATCCCATAGCGTTGGCTATCTTCTCTATGCCTGATGGCTTAAATCCTTGAAATGAAATCATTTGCTCTCTCTACTTAATACTCTATCTAACTTATCTTCTAGCCTGT